TTACTTTTCCGCGTCTGCCGCATACTCGGCCAGCACGGTGGAGACGGTCTGCGCGGCGGCATCGTCGCGGCCGGTGACGGCGTGGGCATACCAGCCGAACGTGTCCATGCTCTGGCTGTGGCCCACCATGCGGCGGAGCTGGGCGGGGGATATGGAGTCTGCTACCATACTGACAAAGGTGTGCCGCAGCTCGTACAGGCTGACGGGTGGGTCGATGCCGTTGCTGCGCTGGTAGAACTTCCAGTAGTTGTACAGGCTCTGCTGGTTTTCCAGAACGAAGAGCGGGTCGTCGTCCGTCAGGGGGCGTTCTTCTTCCAGTGTGCGCTGCCGGAGCTGGGCGCGGACTTCCGCTGCGGCCAGCGGGTGCAGCACGATCGTCCGGATGGCATTCTCATTTTTGCCGCTGGTCTCTTCGTTCTGGCGGTTGATGGCCCGGCCGATGTGCACCCGGTCGCCGTCCAGATCGCCCACACGCAGGCCCAGCAGCTCGCCGGGGCGCAGTCCGGTCATCACAGCCAGACGATAGGCGTGGACGTTCTCGTCCGGCACCACTTTTCCACGCACCGTGCGGGTCTCGGTGGAGAGCAGCACTCGCAGGCTGTCCGGCTGCAAGATCTTCCGGCCCTTCAGGCGGGCACCCTTCGGCACGGCCAGCTCCTCGTCCTCCGGCCGGAGGGTGGTGTACTTGTGCTGACGCGCCCATTTGACAAAAGCTACCTCCACGCCCCGGATACCTTGCAAGGTCTTACGGGACAGGTTGCCCTTGCTTCGGCGCTTACTGTCCGGGTTCAGGCACCCCTCTTTATACGCACGGTTCAGCACGTCTTGCAGCATACCGGTGTTCAGGTCGCCGATGCGCCGCGCACCGATCACGGGCAGGATGTAGTTCTGACCGAACTTTTCCACCTGTTCGGCGTAGCTCGTCCCGGCGGTGGCCTTGACGGAGATCAGATACTCTGCCCACACGTCCACACAACGCTTCGTGGTGCTGCTGATTCCTTCATCCAGCCACGCATCCGCTTTCCGGTTCGCTTCCCGCTGACCGGTGCGGCCCGGCGTCGCGCTGGTAAAGGTCTTCCGCACTCCGTCCTTCTGCACCTTGATCTGCCACCGCTTCTGGTTCGGCATCCAGACCGCTGTATTCGTTCGCAGTCCCATAAAATAAACCTCCTTTGGGTACACTTTGACAAGCTCGCCCAAAAGAGGTATAATCGCAGTGTCGAGTGTGCGATGACCCCGCAAGGGTGAGCCGCTTATCTTTACGCTCCCGGTGTTCCAGCACCGGGGGCGTTTTTTTTATCGATTTTTTTTACAAATTCAGCAGTTGTTCTTTTTTGGCATTGTACTCATCTTCTGTAATTGCTCCAACGTCCAGAAGCTTTTTGAATTTCATGAGTTCATCTGCGACGCCGGACGAAGCATCTGATACTTTGTTCGTTTCGGTTCTTTCTTTGAAGATCTCCTCACAAAGTTCTCGGACCTTACCGGAGTACGTGTAAACCGGAGACTGAAATCTTCCCATCGGATATTCCACAGTGAACGACATTTTCGGATTCGACTCCTCTGTATGCGAAACCTTCTTTGCCATGCTGCTGCCAACGACTGCCCCCACAGGTCCCGCAACAATTCCACCTGCGATTGCCCGTGTGACGCCGCCTTTTGTTTCTGTGACGACCTTCGTATCCACTTCTACGGTATAATCCACAAGCTCGTCAAATGCAAACCAACCCGGAATCCCTGCAACTGTCATCAGACGCTGTTCCCTGTTCACATAAGCGACCATCGTCCCCGGCTCTTGAAGATTCTCAAACTCTTTTGCGCGCTTACGCCGGTCATCAAAAAACTTCCAGTCCACTTTCAACTTGTCCGCCGGGACTGTTTTGTAATCCATTCCGAGATCAGAAAACAGGGACCGGCATTTTTTGCAGATGAAGCCGTCCGAACAAAGTTTCCGGTCAAAGATTCCGACCTTCTCGCCACAGATAGAGCAACTGGCCATTGAACATTCCTCCCGTTTTTGTTTATATATCCCGGCAGAGCCCGACGGCCTTGCCTTCGATCACAACGTCGTTCATATCCTCCCGGCTCAGGATGATGCTGTCAAACGATGGATTTTCCGGCCGGAGCTCAATAAAGTTATCGTGCAGATAAACATGCTTCAAGGTCGCTTCGCCATTGATCCGGACTGCTGCGATCTCACCGTTTTCCACTTCCGGCTGCTTCCGGATGGCCACTAGATCGCCATCATGGATGCGCGGTTCCATGCTGGCTCCCTCACAAGTCAGCGTAAAGGTCGCATGCCAATTGGAAGGAACACAGACCATGCGCTCGATATTCTGTTCTGCTGTGATCGGCGTTCCGCATGCGATCCGGCCCACCAGCGGGACCACATCCATGGACGGCATGGGCTGGAAACCGGCAGGGACAGTATCTGCGTCTCTTTTCGCCTGTAATCGCAGAGCCTCTTTGATATTTCCAGCCTTTTCCAGAATATCCTGATCAATTTCGTTTACCACATCCAAAGTATGTTCATCAATGCGCTCATTGCTTTTACCGAGCATATAGTCGATGGACGTATTGTAAAAATTAGCAAGGTCGATCAGAGTCTCAGAGTTCGGCTGCCTTGCTCCCTTTTCATAGTTGACATATGTCGTGTATGGCATTCCCAGCTGTTCTGCTGCTTGCTTCATGCTGATTCCACGTTCTTTTCTGAGTTCAGGGATTCGGTTCATAATCGTTACCTCCTTCTTCCCTATGTATATTATATTACACGTTTTGGGTAAATAGTCAATCAAAACACCCGAATTGGGCAAGTTTCACAAAAAGTAACTGCTCAATTTGGGTATTATTTTGCTTTACATTTACTCATTTTGGGTATATTATATTTGCAGTTACCCAATTCGAGTAACATGTTACACGAAAGGAGTTTTTTCGAATTGCTCTATCCGAACATCAACGCAGAACGAAGCCGCCGCAAGCTCACTATCGAGGAGTTTGCAAAGGCGCTGGGAGTCACCCGCAAGACCGTTTACAACTGGATGGTCCACGGGAACATCCCGCAATCTAAGCTGGAGAAAATGGCAGAAATGTTTGACTGCTCCATTGATTATCTGCTCCAGCGCAGCATCTAACAACGAGGAGGTACACCACATGAATGGACGTTACACAATCCTGATCTGCCCGGATGGGCACAGCCGCCTAATCCGGTGCGATGACGGCGACACCTGCAAGCTGGAGACCATGCAGACGCTGGTGGACGGCCCGATCGAAGTCATCGAGAGTATTCTCAGTCCCTGCTGGGCACGGGAGCCGGTGGACGGCATCCGGCTGATCGTCAACGAAGAGGGTAAGCTCCGGGGGCTGCCGCTCAATCGGAAAGCCACCGAGCTGTACGAGTACGGCGACCGGGACTGCCTTGTGGGCGATGTGCTGCTGGCCGCCGTCCGTGGCGAAGAGCTGATTGGCTTCTCAATCCACGTCTGCCGCAGGATCTCCGAGTTCTGGAACCTTGAAATGGAGGATTGACCTATGGCAAAGAAACCGTTTCTGAAGCTGCGCCGTTTGTATGAGGACGAAGGGATGCTGCAGTATGAGCTGAGCGAACTGTCCGGCGTCCCGCTCGACACGCTCCGGATGCGCATCAACACCCCAGAAGAAAAGAGCACGTGGAAGTCCTGCGAGATTATGAAGATCTGTAAGACGCTCCACATCCCGCAGGAACAAATCGGGGAGTATTTCTTCCCGAAGGTCGAGAAAGGAGCATGAACATGAAGGCAAAACTTTACATCAACAGCGAAAAATCGACCATCAAGGTCGAAGGTGGTCCCAGCGACGTGCTGCATCTTCTGGTATGCGCAATCGCCCAGATTCTGAAGAGCTATTTCCCGGACGATTTTGAGCGGCAGATGGGCTGGGTGTCTGGACTGCTCTACAACACGATCCGCGAGCTGAAAGAGGAGGACGACGATGAAGATTAAGTCACGCGTATGGCACTGGCTGGCCGTGACCTGCGGCAGTGTGGGTCTGGTGCTGGGCATGGGTGCCGAGGGCACCGCACAGACGGGCGGCACGATCAATGGCAACACCTTCACCACAGCGGTGGTGCTGGTCCTGCTGGGGCTGCTGTGCATGAAGCTGGGCTTCCTGGCACAGGACCGCGAGGAGCGGGAAGCCAAGGGCCGCCACGGCAGAGGCAAGATCACCCGCAACCACGCCCGGAACCCGGAGTACCCGGAGAATCAGGAGCGCGGCGCATGAGTTTATGCCCTGAATGTGGTTGTTGCTGCGATTATGGCAGGCCGTGCTGTGCCCAGTGTCAGGACGGCAACACCGACCATCTCGGCGAACGGGGCGGCTGTAAACGTCTTGACCCCGGTTTCGTTCCCGCAGAGTACCAAACCGGTCCGCGCCGCCCCTGCGGACATTTCGTATGCACCGGAAGATTCTGTACCGACCAGTATCATCGGCAGGTCATCTGCTGTCCAAGCAACTACGCCATCGCACAAAACAAAAGGCCCGTCGGTGCGGGAACACCGGCGAGCCAAGAGGTGATAGTTTTCGAGCCTATCACCCCGAAGGATAACACAGATTCGGAGGTTTTACAAGACATGAAAGGAATTTTGGCATCTCCCGGAAAGCCCGCTGCCGTGGCCGCGCTGCCGGACACGCTGCAAGGCATCGAAGCCTTTCTGCAGTGCCCCTGTGAAATGCGGGTCATGCCCCGCACGCCCGCCGTGCTCATCTTTGGCAAGCACGAGGAGCATTTTGTTCCGGCCAGCCTGTTCAACCGCACCTACCGCGGCCAGCAGCTGCTCGGCCCCATCCTCATTTACGGCTGGAAAAACAACAACATCCAGCCCGTCGGCAAGCAATTGCAGACGGAACTTCTGGCGCACATCACAGACTGGGAGGTCACTGTATAATGTCCATCACCATCACATCCCTTGAGGCCGAAAACGTCAAGCGCATCAAAGCAGTTGCGCTCACCCCTGCCCCCACCGGGCTCACCCTCGTGGGCGGCAACAACAATCAGGGCAAGACCAGCGTACTGGATGCCCTTGCCTGGGCCCTGGGCGGCGACCGTTTCCGCCCCAATGCCGCACAGCGGGACGGGGCCGTGGCTCCTGCCCACCTCAAGGTCACCCTGTCCAACGGCGTGGTCGTGGAGCGCAAGGGCAAAAACAGTACCCTGACCGTTACCGACCCTACCGGACGACGCAGCGGTCAGCAGCTGCTCAATGCCTTTATCGAGCCGCTGGCCCTTGACCTGCCCCGCTTCATGGAAGCATCCGACAAGGAGAAAGCGGACATCCTGCTCCGCATCATCGGCATCGGCAGCGAGCTGCACGTCCGGGATATGGAGATCAAGTCTCTGTACGACAAGCGCACCTTCACCGGCCAGCTGGCCCAGCAGAAAAAACACTTTGCCGAGGAGCTGATCTACTACCCGGAAGCCCCGGAGGAGCCTGTCAGCGCCTCCGACCTCATCCACCAGCAGCAGGAGATCCTGGCCCGCAACGGCGAGAACCAGCGCAAGCTCAATCAATTAACTCAGCTCACAGATCTGCTTGAACGGCAGAAAAAAGTGGTTTCAGACCTTGAATTTCAGTTGAGCACGGAAAAGCAGCGGCTGACCACGATGCAGGCCGACGTAAAAATCGCCCAGACCTCTGCCGCAGATTTGCAGGACGAATCCACCGCCGAGCTGGAAGCCTCCATCCGGAGCATCGAGGAGACCAACCAGAAGGTGCGTGCCAATCTGGAAAAGGCCCGTGCCGAGGACGAGGCTGCCCAGTATGCCAGCGCCTACGACAAGCTCACCGAAGCCATCACTCAGAAGCGGGCCGACCGCATGGCCCTGCTGAACGGTGCCGACCTGCCCCTGCCGGAGCTGAGCGTGGAGGACGGTGCCCTTACTTATAAAGGAAAGCACTGGCGGGATATGTCCGGCAGCGATCAGCTGCGGGTGGCTGCCGCCATCGTCCGCCGCCTGAACCCGGACTGCGGTTTTGTACTGCTGGACAAGCTCGAACAGATGGACATGACGACCCTGACCGAGTTTGGCCGCTGGCTGGAATCCGAAGGCCTGCAGGCCATCGCCACCCGTGTCTCCACTGGCAGTGAGTGCCAGATCATCATCGAAGACGGCATGGTCAAGGGGGCTGAATTTCCCATCCGGACCGAACCATCTGAACCTCAGCCGAAGAGCTGGACGAAAGGAGCTTTCTGATGAGCAAGTATTCTATCACGACCGGCATCCTGGATTCCCCGGTCAAGACTGTGTTGTATGGCCCCGAAGGGATCGGCAAGAGCACCTTTGCTTCCCACTTTCCCGACCCTGTCTTCATCGACACCGAGGGCGGCACCAAGCGGCTGGACGTCAAGCGCCTGCCTCAGCCCACCAGCTGGGCCATGCTGCTGGACGAGGTGGCCGAGGTGCGCAGGGGGAACATCCCCTGCGGCACACTGGTCATCGACACCGCCGACTGGGCAGAACGCCTGGCCATTGAGTCCGTCTGCGCCAAGGCCAAGGTGGATGGGCTGGAAGGCTTTGGCTACGGCAAGGGCTACACCTACCTGAAGGAAGAGTTCGGCAAGCTACTGGACGCACTGGAAGAGGTGCTGAACACCGGGCACAACGTTCTGATCCTTGCCCATGCGGCCATCACCAAGTTCGAGCAGCCGGACGCGGCGGGCAGCTACGACCGCTGGACCATGAAGACCACAAAACAGGTGGAGCCGCTGATCCGGGAGTGGTGCGACATGCTGCTTTTCGTCAACTACCAGACCGTGGTGGAAAAGAGCAGCAGCGCACCCAACGCCAAAAACAAAGTGACCGGCGGCCGCCGGGTCATGTACACCACCCATCACGCCTGCTGGGATGCCAAGAACCGCTTTGGCCTGCCCGATGAGATGCCCTTTGATTATGCCGGCATCGCTTCCTGCATCCCCGGCGCTTCGTCCGCACAGGCTGCGCCGCGTTCCGAGCCGAAGTTCCAGAGCAAACCGGAGGCGGACATTCTGCCCACCCCGGAACCGCCGAAGCCGGAAGCGAAACCTGCAGTCCCGACCTCCAATGTGCCGCCCATGGAGAGCACCCGCAAGGACGTGCTGCTCAGTCTGGGTGTGCCGGAGAAGCTGGCTGCTCTGATGAGCGCCAACCATGTCAGCGCCGAGGAGCTGCAGGGTGTTGTGGGCAAGCGGGGGTATTTCCCGGAAGACATGTCCATCCGGGATTACCCCACCGAGTTTGTGGAGGGCTGCCTGATCGGTGCCTGGCCGCAGGTGTTCCAGATGGTGCTGGACAACCGTGATATCCCGTTTTGATTTTGAAAGGAGAATTTTCTGATGAACGATATGAATACCACCGACCGCGCGCTCGACTGGGACGACGAGGTCAGCAATGAACTGCCGGAATTTGTGCTGCTGCCGGAGGGCGAATATGCCTTCGAGGTCACCGAGTTGGAGCGCGCCCGCTACGAGGGCAGCGCCAAACTGCCGCCCTGCAAGATGGCCAAGCTGACCCTGCACATCTTCGGCGGGGACAAGGGCGACACCACCATCACCCACCGCCTCTATCTGCACACCAAAACGCAGGGGCTGTTGGGTGCATTCTTCGAGAGCATCGGGCAGTGCAAGCGCGGGGACACCTTCCGCCCCCGCTGGTCTGAGATCGTTGGGTCGAAGGGCTGGTGCAGGCTGGGCATCTATGAGTACACCAAGAAGAGCGGCCCAAAGGCCGGTGAGACGGGTCAGGGCAATGAGGTGATCCGGTTCCTGCCGCCGCCTGCGCCCACCGCTGCACCTTCGACCAGCTGGAAACAGGGGGCATTCTGATGGCACAGGAACTCAGACCCTATCAGCAGGCCGCACGGGACAGCGTCCACAAGGAGTGGGAGAACGGCCATCTGCGCACATTGCTGGTGCTACCCACCGGCACCGGCAAGACCATCGTGTTCGCTTCCGTTGCCGCCGACCAGGTGCGGGCGGGTGACCGGGTGCTCATCCTGGCCCACCGGGGCGAGCTGCTGGAACAGGCAGCGGACAAGCTCCAGCGTTCCACCGGGCTGGTCAGCGCGGTGGAGAAGGCAGAGTCCACCTGCCTGAACAGCTGGTTCCGAGTGGTCGTTGGGTCTGTCCAGACCTTGCAGCGCCCCGCCCGGCTGGAACGTTTTCCGCATGACTACTTCGGCACCATCATCATCGACGAGGCCCATCATGCCATCACAGACGGCTATCTCCGCATTCTGGAATACTTTTCCTCAGCTAAAGTTCTGGGCGTGACCGCCACCCCCGACCGAGGCGACATGCGGAACTTGGGCGATGTGTTCGACAGTCTGGCCTATGAATACAAGCTGACGGATGCCATCAAAGAGGGATATCTGTGCAAGATCATGGCCCAGACCATCCCCCTGAAGCTGGATATCTCCGGTGTGGCGCTCAGCGGCGGCGACTATGCTGTGGGCGAGCTGGGCACCGCGCTGGACCCTTATTTGGAACAGATCGCCGCCGAAATGGAGCAGCGCTGTCAGGGCCGGAAGACTGTCGTTTTCCTGCCGCTCATCAAAACGAGCCAGAAGTTCCGGGACCTGCTCAACGCCAAAGGGTTCCGGGCCGCCGAGGTCAACGGCCAGAGCGCCGACCGCCGCGAAGTGCTGGCTGATTTCGATGCCGGGAAGTACAATGTGCTCTGCAACTCCATGCTGCTCACCGAGGGCTGGGACTGCCCTTCTGTGGACTGTGTGGTGGTGCTGCGGCCCACCAAAGTCCGCAGCCTGTACAGCCAGATGGTGGGACGCGGCACTCGTCTGAGCGAAGGCAAAACCGACCTGCTGCTTCTCGATTTTTTGTGGATGACCGACCGGCACGAACTGTGCCGCCCTGCCGACCTTGTCTGCGAGGACCGCGCCGTGGCCCGGCAGATGACCGAGAATCTGGCCGAGACCGGTGCCCCACAAGACATCGAGGAAGCTGCGGTGCAAGCCGGTGAAGATGTAGTCATGCAGCGGGAAGAAGCGCTGGCAAAGCAGCTGGAGGAACAGCGCCGCAAAAAAGCCAGGCTCGTGGACCCGCTGCAATACGAAATGAGCATCCAGGCCGAAGACCTGTCCGGCTATGTCCCGGCCTTTGGCTGGGAGGCAGGCCCGCCCAGCGCAGAGCAGACCGCCGCCCTGGAAAAGCTGGGCATCCTGCCAGATGCCGTGGAGTCTGCTGGCAAGGCCTCACTCCTGCTGGACCGGCTCCACAGCCGCCGGGACGAGGGACTCACCACCCCGAAACAGATCCGCTGCCTGGAGAAATACGGCTTCCAGCATGTGGGAACGTGGAGCTTCGATGCAGCCAAGCACATGATCGACCGCATTGCCGCAGGCGGCTGGCGCGGTGTTCCAAAGGGCGTGGACGCAAAAACATACGTCCCGCCCGCCGCCCAGCCGAGCACGGACCCCGCCTGGGAATTTGGATGGTAATCGTACATGGAACATGAAAATGAACTCAAAGAGGCGCTGGATTTTCTCAGCCCGTCCGCCTTGAATTATGAGGAGTGGACCACCGTGGGCATGGCCCTGAAGCAGGCCGGGTTCCCGGTCTCCGCCTGGGAGCAGTGGAGTGCCCGCGACGCCGGGCGCTACCACAAGGGGGAATGTACCCGCAAATGGGAAAGTTTCCACGGCAGTGCGCAGCCAGTCACCGAGAACAGCATCTTTCAGCTGGCCTATCAGCAGGGCTGGACCGGCCCTGCCGGACACGCGCTGGACTGGGGCGACGAGATTTCTGCCGGAGCCAGCTCCTCTGCGGATGGAAGGCTCGTAGACCCGCGCTGGGTAGAAGCCCACGACCTGGACCTCCCCACGGAATGGCACCCCGCCGAAGAGCTGAAGCGCTACCTGCAAGCTCTGTTCGAACCCGACGAGCATGTGGCCTATGTGACCGAGAGCTACCGCCGGGATGGACGCCCGGCCCCCACAAAGGGGTGCTGGGACCGCACCGCCGGGCAGCTCATCGAAGAACTGACCACCTGCGGGGATGACATCGGCAAAGTGGTCGGCGACTGCGACCCGGACGCCGGTGCGTGGATCTGCTTCAACCCGGTAGAGGGCGGCCGGAACAACGCCAACGTGACCGATTTTCGCTATGCCCTCGTGGAGTGCGACAATATGGAGTTGGGCAAGCAGTTGGCCATCATCAAGCAGCTGGAACTCCCCTGTGCCGCGCTGGTCTACTCCGGCGGAAAGAGCGTCCATGCCATTGTCCGAGTCAACGCTCCAGACTACACCGAGTACCGCAAGCGGGTGGACTACCTCTATTCGGCCTGCCAGAAAAACGGCCTGCCCCTTGACCAGCAGAACCGCAACCCCTCCCGCCTGAGCCGGATGCCCGGCATCCTGCGCGGCGGGCACCGGCAGGCCCTGCTGGAAACGAACGCAGGCAAGAGCTGCTGGGAAGAGTGGGTGGACTGGTTCGAGTCAGAAACGGACGAGCTGCCGGATTGGACGATCCGAAAGGACCTCTCCGAGATCCCGCCCCTGCGGGAACCGCTTATTGCAGATGTCCTGCGCAAGGGCCACAAGATGATGATCGCAGGCCCCAGCAAAGCGGGAAAGAGCTTCGCCCTCATCGAGCTGTGCATTGCCATCGCCGAGGGCACCACATGGCTGGGCCGCTTTTCCTGTGCACAGGGAAAGGTCCTGTATCTGAATCTGGAGCTTGACCCCGCATCCTGTCTGCACCGCTTCGCGGATGTCTACAATGCGCTGGGGCTGGCACCGGACCACTTCGACCAGATCGCCATCTGGGATTTGCGCGGCATTCCGGTGCCGTTGGACAAGCTGGCCCCCAAACTCATCCGCCGGGCCAAGAAGCAGGGGTTCACCGCCATCATCTTCGACCCGATCTATAAGGTCCTGACCGGCGACGAGAACTCCGCCGAGCAGATGGCCAAGTTCTGCGGCCAGTTTGACACGGTCTGCCACGAGCTGGACTGCGCCGTCATCTACGCCCACCACCACAGCAAGGGTGCCCAGGGCGGCAAGCGCAGTATGGACCGCGCCTCTGGTTCTGGCGTGTTTGCCCGTGACCCGGATGCCATGCTGGATATGACCGAGCTCGTCCCCACCGACGCCATCCGGGAGCAGCTCCACAACAAGGCCGCCTGCGCCGTCATCAAGCGCATCCTCGACAAGCGCGGGTTTGCCGATAGCTACGGCCCGGACGATGCCTTCAGCCGCACCCGGATGCTGGCCATCGCAAAAGAGAATCTCGGTCTTGCTGACCTCCGGGCTATTGATGCACAAGTCGCCGCTGCCGAGAAAAAGGCCGACAGCATGACGGCGTGGCGCATCGAGGGAACCCTCCGCGAGTTTCCCCGCTTCGACCCGGTGAACCTCTGGTTCGACTACCCGGTCCACAAGCTGGACAGCGGGCTGCTGGAAGACTTGCAGCCGGACAGTGACTTCAAGGCCCTCGGCAGTCGCGGCGCGGCGAAGCGCTGGGGCAACAAGGAAAAGGTAACGAAAGACAAAAAAGCCGAACTCGACACTGCCTTTGAAGCCTGCACGATGGATGGTGATGTAACCATCTATGCGCTGGCTGAGTATATGGCCTTGAAGCCTCGCACCATCAAATCCCGATTGAAAGAAGATGGTCGATTCTGGGTCGATGGTGAAAAGGTTGGGCGCAAAGAACCTGGAAGCAACGGATAAACAATTTGTATATTTTGCAATTCCAATTTGTTTTATTTTTGCAGAAATAGCCGCTATTTTGCACGACACGAAAAACTGCAATTTTGCAGTTATAGCCGCTATGAGCGCTACATTTGCAGTGCAAAATAGCCTATTATATAGCTATAACTGCAACATGTGTGATGGGGTTCCCGGAGGATGGGGCGTAAGACAGCCCCCATCCCTCCGGAAGCCCTCCCCATCACGCGGGCTGAATCAAAAAAGAAAAAACGAGGTGAATGCCATGAACATCCAATTCTTTATCCCGATGAGACCGCCTACCACCACCCACAACGCCAAACAGCTCCACGCTTACATGAAGGGCGGCAAGCCCTGTGCCGTGCTCCACGACAGTCCGGAACTGAAAGCCGCCCGCGCCAAACTCCACGCCTACCTTGCGCCCCATGCCCCTGCGCAGCCCATCCCCGCCGGGCGGCCGGTCCGGCTGCTGGTCAAGTGGTGCTTTTTGCCGGAAGGCCACCCGGACGGCGCATGGAGGACCTCGAAGCCGGACACCGACAATCTGGAAAAAGCCCTCAAGGACGAGATGACCCGGCTGCATTTCTGGGCCGATGACGCACAGGTATGCAGCGAGATCGTCGAAAAGTTCTGGTCGTCCCCATGTGGCGTGTTCGTCATGGTGGAGGAACTGGAATGACCTACAAAGAAAAGCTCGTCTGGCTGAACCGCTACCGGGAAGCGGAGAAAAAATACAACAGCTTATCTGATCGGCTCGCCGAAGCACAGACTGCGACCCGTCGTATCACGCAAAACATCAGCGCCGTTCCCGGCGGTGCCGGGGATGGCCAGAATCTTGCTAGGGCGGTCGAGCGCGAAGAAGAGGCCGAGAGGAAAGTCTATGCTCAGCTGGCAATATGCGACACTCTGTTTGAAGAGATCGACGAAGCGTTGGAGCGGCTGGAAGATTATCGTGATTACTGCGTCCTGCGGGAATATTATCTGAACCTCCAAACGTGGGAACAGATCGCCGCAAGGATGAACATTTCTCCTCGCTGGCTCTACCACCTGCGCGCACGCGCCATCGAACAGCTGAATATTTGAGGTTAGTTCACTATTACATCATTGTCAGTTCACTGTTTTATGCGGTAAACTGATACCATCGGCAGAGCCGAAAAGGCCAACCGATGCAATGCAGCCCCCAGAGCGTTTCCTCCTCCCCGGCATCATCAATCTTGTGTACCTTACGCGATGGATTTCTCCTTTGCGCTCTGCGGGCTGCTTCAATGACCTTTTCCCTGCATGGAAACATGCGGGGATTTTTTATGCCCCCGGAAAATACCCACCCCATCTCTGCGAAAAGCCCCTGGGTCAAAAGACCGGGAGGGGGTTGTGCAGAGCCAGCAGCGATGCAGGATGGCGGGAGCACAGGCAGAGAGAGGCAGAAGGCCGGGAGGAAGCGAAGGCTTGCTGTCCCATCCGCAGCCCGGCGGGCCGAGAAGAAGAAGGAAAAGCCATGAGCAACCCACGATACGCAAACGGAGCGCTTCGGCGCAAACATCGCGCAAGGCTGAAGGCAATGCGCTGCGAATGCGGCATTTGTCATGGCCGTTTCGGTCCCATCCACTACGAGGAGCCCTCCGATGCACAGCACCCGCTCTCCTTTGTGGTAGACGAGATCCGGCCTGTGTCCAGATGGAAGCAGTTCGGGTATCCGTCGGCGCGGGCGGCGGCTGAGGACTGGACGAACCTGCAAGCGGCACATTATTTCTGCAATGCACAAAAAGGAAATAAAATCGAGGCAAAACAGCTCAAAATGGCCCCAAAACTGACCAAAATTCCGAAAATCAGTGATGGGGACTGGTAGGTGGGGGAGGCACCCCCATCCATGGTCTCGGCGACTCCTGCTGTCCAGCGCCGATTTACACACAGGAAAATTTTGAAGGGGGTGCCCAGCGATGGCGACCATGAAAAGCGTCACGTCAAAAGGCACCCGCCTGGAGCAGCTCAAGCAGCTGGCAAGAGTGCTCGCAACTGGCATTGACACCTGCGAGGACTGCCGTGCGCTGCCTGCGCTGACAAAGCAGTACCGGGAGACCATCAAGGAAATCGAGGAGATCGAGGGGGTGGAAGACGATGGCGACGAGATCAGCGAGGTCCTCGCAGCACGTGAGCGTGATGGGAAGCCAGGAGCCGTCCGAAAGAATCGCGCCTGACGCTTCTGCGTCGGACGGAATGGATGCAGCCCGCATCCTGCGGACGGGCGGCATGACTCTGGACCCATGGCAGGCGGATGTTCTGGACGACTGGCTGGGCCGGACGGCTTCCGGAAAATGGTCGGCACCAACCTGCGGCGGGAGCGTCCCCCGCCAGAACGGCAAAAGCCTGCTGGTGCAGGGGCGCGCCGGGGCCGGGATGCTCATGTTCAACGAGACCGTCATCTACACCGCGCATCTGCAAAAGACGGCCACCGAGACCTTTGAGGAGATGCGGGATTTCTTCGAGTCCCCGAAGCTGCGCAAATATGTCCTGGAGATCCGGTCGGCGCTGGGCCGGGAACAGATCATCCTGAAAAGCGGTGCCCGCATCAAGTTTCTGGCCCGCACCCGCAACGGCGGACGCGGCCAGCACGGCGACCTGCTGATCTTCGATGAGGCGCAGGAACTGGACGAAACGGCGCAGGGCTCGTTCATCCCGGCGATCTCGGCCAGCCTGAACCCGCAGACCATCTATGTCGGAACGCCGCCCGGCCCGGATGCAGTGGGCACGGTGTTTCGCGCTCTGCGCAGACGGGTGCTGGATGGCGAAGCCAAACGAGCAGCATGGTTTGAGTTCTCCGTTCCGGAGATCGGGGACGTCAAGGACCCGACGCGCTGGGCGGCGGCCAACCCGGCCCTGGGGCGGCGCATCCAGCTTTCCACCATTGAGGGCGAAGCGGAACAGATGGACCCGGACACCTTCGCGCGGGAGCGTTTGGGCTGGTGGAGCCCGGAAGCAGCGGAGCAGATGGACTATGCCATCGACCATGCTGCATGGGCCCGCTGCGCGAGCGACGAGCCAAAGCCGGAAGGCAAGACCGCCTATGGCGTCAAGTTCTCAGCCGATGGCAGCGCCGTCTGCCTGTGCGGTGCCGTGCTGCCGAAAGACGGCCCGGCGCGGGTCTCACTCCTTGAGATGCAGCCCACAGGCCGCGGCCTGACCTGGCTGGCCGACTGGCTGAACGAACGATACGACAAAGCCAGCTGCGTGGTCATTGATGGCCGAAACGGCGTGGACGTTCTGGTCGAGCGCATCAAGGAAATCTGGAAGTCGAGGCTGTCCGTCGTCCGACCGTCTTCTAAGGACGTGATCGCCGCCGTGGGCGGCTTTACCAACAGCATCAGCGAGCACGGCCTGACATGGTATCAGCCGCAGACCGTGCTGGACGAGAGCGCCCGTACCGCCATCAAGCGCCCCATCGGCGGCGGGTACGGCTTTGGCGGAGACAACAGCCTGCCGATAGAAGCCTGTGCGCTGGCGCTGTGGGGCGTAAAGACCTGTAAACGCGACCCGACCCGCAAGATGCGTATCGGGTGAAAGGAGCACCATGACCACCACCTTTTCTTTTGGCACTGTGCCGGGCTTGACCGGGGAGGAACAGCGGCAGCTGACCGAGCTGACCGAGGCCTACAACTATCACCAGAGCCGCAACGCCACCAAGGACAAGTATTACGAGGGGCACGTCACCTTGCAGGACGTGAACCTTGGCATTGCGCTGCCCAAGGGGCTGAGCAAACTGGAGGTCGGCTGCAACTGGGGACAGAAGGCAGTGGACGCGTTGGCATCCCGCAGTATGTTCGATGGTTTTGTGAGCAACGGCGGTGCGCTGGACGGCCTGCAAAAGCTGGTGGCAGATAACCGTCTGATTGCCGCCTACGCCAAAGCCTGCCGGGATCAGCTGAAATACGGCTGCGTGTTCGCCACACTGTCCGCAGATACGGATATCGGCTGCCGCATCCACTTCCATTCCCCTACTACGGCTTCCGCGCTCTGGAACGGCGAGAAGGGGCGCATCGACTGCGGCTTTGCCATCATCGACACGGTACAGGACGAGCACCAGAAAGACAGCTGGAGGCCTGCGCTGGTCAACTTCTATACTGACACCGACGTCATCGTGCTGCGCTCCAACGGCAGCAGCTGGACGGCGCAGCGGGTGCCCCACCGGATGGGGCGTCCGCTGATGGAGCCGCTGATCTGGAACGCCACCAGCAACAAGCCCTTTGGCCGCAGCCGCCTGAAGCGTGCCATCCGTTCCCTCATCGACGACTACGTGCGCACCGTGGCCAACGCCACCATCGCGCTGGAGTTTGACACCACGCCCCAGAAGTACATTCTCGGCGTGACGGATGAACAGTACGATGCCATCACGTCCGATAAATTCAAGCAATATGTCGGCGCGCTCATCGCCGCAACCTCCAACCCGGAGACCGGCGAAAACCCGGTCTTTGGGCAGCTGGCGCAGGGCAGCTTGCAGCCCCATGTGGAAAAGATGCGGATGACCGCCACCCAGTTTGCAGCCGCCACCGGTCTGACCGTGACCGACGTGGGCGTGGTGAATGATGCCAACCCGACCAGCAGCGACGCCATCCTTGCCCAGAGTCAGACATTGGTGCTGATGGCCCAGCAGCTCAACACCGGCAACGGCGATGCCCTGCACACCATTGCCTGCATGGCGCAGGCCATTGTCCGGAACGTGACCCTGTCTGAACTGACCGAGGATGAATGCGGCGTGATGGCACACTTCAAAAACCCGGCCATGCCCAGCGTGGCCGTGACTGCGGATGCCGCCATCAAGATCGCATCGGCCCGGCAGGAGTTCGCCAGCACCGACACCTTTCTGGAGATGATCGGCTTCGATCAGGCGGATATCCGGCGGATCAAGGCGCAGGAGCAGCGTGTGAGGGGCCAGCAGGTGTTGATGGAGATGAAAGATGACGATTTCAGCGAAAACGTGGAATGACTACGTCACCCGGCTCTCTCAGCTGAACCGGAAAGCCGGGCAGCTGATGCAACAGTACATGGATACCCACGGCACAGAGGACGCGGATGCGCTGATCCGATACGCTTATGCCCTCGTCACCAAATACGGCGAGGGCAGCGCGGAACTGGCCGCGCAGATGTATGATGCCATCGCCGCTGCGGAAGAGGTGTTCGTGCCGACGGCTGAGCCTGCGGACACAGCCAGTTATGGAGAAGTGGCCAGGATGGTGAACGGCACCAGAACGAGCCCGCCCCAGCTTCAAAGCGGCGTCAGCCGGTTGGTCAAGCGGGCAGGCGCGGACACGACGCTGAAGAACGCCCGGCGGGACGGCGCACAGTGGGCATGGGTGCCCCACGGGGATACCTGCCCCTTCTGCATCACGCTGGCCTCCCGCGGCTGGCAGACCGCCAGCGCCAAAACGCTGAAAGGCGACCATGCCGAGCACATCCATTCCAACTGCGACTGTGAGTTTGCAGTGCGGTTCAATTCTGGCACAAACGTTGCAGGCTACGACCCAGAGAAATACCTCAAGCAGTACCGGGATGCCGGCAGCGATGTGAACGCCATGCGCCGCATCGACTACGCAGCCCGGAAGGATGCCATCAACGCCCAGAAGCGGGCGGCGTATGCGGCAAGAAAACTTGACTTCATGGGCGCACCGAAAGATTTTTCTGACAGTAACGGAATTGTTTCTATCAAAGCCTATCAAGTCAAAGGACATAACACCATTTTTACTCAAACAAACACGCAGGATGCCCAAAGAACAATTCAATTGATTTCGGACACATCTGCTGAAATCAAGCAGCTTCAGACTGTTCCTGAAATCGTCGTTGCCAAGGACATTCCCGGCATTGCAGCCTATGACCATGTTGATAATCGGCTGTATGTCAATGAGCGGATTTCAAACGCCGATTTCATCAAAGAACAGCTTTCCGACGGTTACTTTGTTGCTGAAAATGCCAAGGATATTCTGAAGCATGAAATGCACCACAAAGACCACTGGGATTATATCAGTGCAAAAGCCTTGACAACCGGCAAAAGCAATGATATTGTTAAGCAGGAAATTGAAGCGGATTTGCGGGAATATGTGCAAAATCAGATTACATCTGACCCGAAGTATGTCCGTAATACGGTCAGCGGAAATGCCGCTTTGAACCTCCAACGGTATAATTCTCTGAACGAATTGATTGCAGACGTATTGCTTCAAGCCGACAAGCAAACCGGAAAGGATCCAGAACTGTTGAAGCTGGTAGGTGATATGCTCCATGATGATTAGGTTGTCTGACGAAGATATCAAGCGCAGTGAATCCATGGACGAATGGTTTACCTTCGACAAGAACGGAAATTACGTTCTCCGTGAAGATACACCACCTGAAATTCGCAAAGTTTATAATTCACTCAAAGAAAAATATTCTTGGATTGAAAGTTAAACCACGATGCACACGCACCGTGGTTTTTTGTTGCCCATTTTTAGCACGATGTAGTTTGCACCGTGCTTTTTTTATACCGTCTTAGCTCATTCTGGAAGAGCACCGGTCTCCAAAACCGGAAGCGGGAGGTTCGATGCCTCCAGACGGTGCCATGTTCCCGACATTTGTGTCGGGAACAACCATCGCAGCGGGCAGTGCGTACCCTGCCCACAACCGGACGCAGACGGAGAACTGCGTCACCAAACCGAGGTTTTACCCACAGAAAGGAGTTTCCACCATGAAACGCGAAGACGTAAAGAACAAGATCCCCGGCATTACCGAGGAGCAGCTGAACTGGCTCATGCAGGAGAACGGCAGCGACATCAACCGGGAAAAGGCCGCGGGCGAACAGTACAAGACCCAGCTGGCCAATGCGAACGCCCAGCTCAAGACCGCACAGGACGGCCTCGCCGCATTCGACGGCAAGAAGAAGCCCGAAGAGTACGAAGCGGACATCGCCAAGCTCAAGGCCGACATGCAGAGTCAGGCGGAGAGCTTCGCCTTTGACAATGCCCTCAATACGGCCATCCTGGGCAAGAAGGGCCGCAGCGTAGATGCTGTGCGCGCTTTGCTGGATCTGGACGCCCTCAAGGGTTCCAAAGACCGCTCCACTGATATCAACAAAGCGCTGGAGGATGCGGTCAAGGCGAATCCGTGGGCGTTCGGCGACACCCAGCCTGCCGGGTATCCCAATGTTAAAGATGGCGGTACTCCGAACCATATCCCCAGTCAGCCGGACGGCGTTCTGGCTGCCTTCAGCAAACTGAACCCGAATCTGAAAATCTGACCCGTGCAGCAGCACGGAGAAAGCGAGGTGTTTTTATGGCACATGCAAATCAGGAGCGTTGGGCATCCTATGTGGACGTAAAGCTGCGTAACACGCTGGTGACCCGCGACAATCTCATCTTCAACAGCCGCTACGAGGGCGACCCCACCTCCGGCAAGGTCAAGATCCCGGTGCGCGACACCGAGGTGGCCGTCAAGGAGTACGACAAGGCCAACGGCGTTGCTGCCGACGTGGGCACCACCAACTATCTGGATCTGAACATCGACCACGACGAGGCGGTCAACGAGCTGATCGACGGCTACGATGCCGACAGCGTGCCCGATGACATCGTGGCAGAGCGTCTGGACAGTGCCGGTTACTCTCTGGCGCTGTCCATCGACAAGAAGTCCATCGACGCGCTGGAAAGCGCAGCCGGTGCCACCATCAGCGCCACTAAGACCGCTGCCACCGAGGCCAACGCCTACAAGCTGGCGCTGGAAGCCAAGCGGGTGCTGGGCCGCAAGGGCGTACCCAACGAGGGCCGCTTCCTCATCGCGTCCCCGGAGTATCTGGAGGTGCTGATGCTGGACGAGCACTTCATCAAGCAGGGCGACCTGTCTCAGGAGATGGTGCAGCAGGGCGTTGTTGGCCGCATCGCGGGCTTCAACGTGTTCGAGAGCAACAACATGGACTACGAGTCCACCACCCGCGTCAGCAGCAAAAAGACCACCACCGAATTCATTGCCGGTCACCCCAACTGGTGCCACCGCGTCATGGAGTGGCAGACCGCTGTGCACCTGCAGGATCTGTCCGGCTCCGGCAAGTACATCGGCGCATCCGCTGTGCAGGGCCGCAAAGTGTATGGCCTGAAGGTTTCCAAGCCCCAGACCCTGTACATCAAGCGCACCGAGACCGCCACCTGATGAGGTGCCGCCATGCGCTATGCAGAAACAGAGGATGTGGAGGCCGCGTTCCGGGAGCTGACCGGGGATGAGCGCACCCGCTGCACCGGTCTGCTGGAAGAAGCGGCCCTGATCGTGGACGCTTACAACCGGGAGGCCGCAGAAGAAACCAAAAAGCTGGTCTGCTGCCGGATGGTCCGGCGGCAGCTGGGTGAAGGGGACGGCGGTGTGACCTTCCCGATGGGCGCAACGCAGGGCACTGCAACGGCGCTGGGGTACTCCCAGAGCTGGACCATGAGCGGCGGCTCCTCCGGTGAGCTGTATCTCTCCAAACTGGAAAAGAAGCTGTTGGGCGTGGGCAGCAAGCTGGGCGCACACAGCCCGCTGGAGGACTTATGCTGAAGGGTATCGACATCATCCTGTATGAAAAGACCAAGACCGGCGAGGACGGCTTCCACGACCCCGTCTACGAGGAACGGCCCGTCACCGTACACAATGTGCTGGTGGGGCAGCCCACTGCCGAGGAGATCACCACCGAATTGCAGCTGACCGGGCGGCGCATCGCCTATACGCTGGCCATCCCCAAGGGGGACGCGCACGACTGGGACAACGTCCGGGTGGCGTTTTTCGGGAAGACCTTCCGCACCTGCGGCGGGGTCGTGCAGGGCATCGAGGCGCTGATCCCGCTGCGCTGGAACAAGAAAGTGCAGGTGGAACGCTGTGAGTAAAGTGACCATCAAGCTCAACCGCTCCGGCGTCCGGGCGCTGCTGAAAAGCCAGGAGATGGAGAGCGGCCTGAGCCAGATCGCTTTTGCAGCGGCCAACCGCCTTGGCGACGGGTATGAGGCATCTTATTACACGGCCAAGACCCGCGCAGTGGCCAGCGTGAGCGCCGAGTCCTATGCGGCCCGCAAGGAAAACGCTGACACCAATTCGATTCTGAAGGCACTGAAATGATATGATCGAAGAAATCATCCAGAGCTATCTGAGGGAAAACGGGTTTCCCTGTTCCATGTCCGTGCCGGAGAACGCCTCCGGCAATTTTTGTGTGCTGGAAAAGACCGGCTCTGCCTATGAGGACGGCATCTTCGCTGCAACGCTGGCGGTGCAGTCCTACGGCGACAGCGACTATGCTGCTGCGCAGCTGAGCCATCGCGTGGTGCAGACCATGCTGGACGCAGTCACCCTGCCGGAAGTCGTTTCCTGCACTCTGAATACCGACTACAATTACCCCGACACCACGCGAAAACGGCCCCGCTATCAGGCCGTTTTTGATCTGGTGCATTATTGAGAAAGGAAGATCTTATGGATGCGAAAAATGTGACCGCTGCGAAGCCCAAGGTGGGCGGTGCGATCTCCCGCGCCCCGCTGAACACGACCCTGCCCACGGATGCGAAGACCGCGCTGGCCCCTGCGTTCAAGTCGCTGGGCTATATTTCCAAGGACGGCATGGTCAATTCGAACAGCCCCTCCAACACGAACGAGGTGGCCTGGGGCGGCGATGCTGTTCTGACGACCCAGACCGAGAAGCCGGATACCTTTCAGTTCACCATGATCGAGGGCCTGAACGTGGAAGTCCTCAAGTCCGTATACGGTGATGACAATGTGACCGGTACGCTGGATAAGGGCATCACCATCAAGGCAAATGCCGACGAGCAGCCGCTCTGCGCATGGGTCGCGGACATGGTGATGAAGAACAACGTCAAAAAGCGGATTGTCATCCCCTGCGGCAAGGTGACGGCGGTGGGCGACATCACCTACGCGGACGGTTCCGTCGTGGGCTATCAGACCACCGTGACCGCCATCCCGAATGCCAGCGGCGACACCCACTATGAGTATCTGTACGGGGGAACGGATGTTCTGCCTGCAAGCAACGAGGAGGTTTGAGTAAAATGGAAAAAGTGAAGACCAGTTCCGGTTTCGAGATCGAGTTGGCAGAAGAGACCATGAACAACATGGAGCTTCTGGACGCCCTGGCTGACCTGAGCGCAGGCGACGGCATCCAGCTGTGCCGCATCATTCCCATGGTGCTTGGCAAAGAAGGCAAGAAGCGTCTGTATGAGCACCTCCGCCTGCCCGACGGCCGTGTCCCGGCAGATGCAGTGGACCGCGAGGTCGGCGAGATCCTGAAGGCTCTGCAAACCGGAAAAAACTCCTCGTCCTCGCCCGACTGATCGCAGCGGACGAGGATGCGCTGGTCTGCGATTTCGCGCAGGTCTACCATGTTCTGGACTGGCGCAGCCTTCCGGTCCGCCTTGCGGCAACGCTGGCAGCCGGTCTTCCGCCGGACAGTCGCAGTATGATGCTTCTTGCCGGAGAGACGGTCACACTGGAAAACACCCTTCGGGCCATCATCGCGGACAGTCTGTCCCGTTTTGAGTGGCGGATGTTCGCCGCACCCGGTTCGCCGCGGCCCGCATCCATTCTGGCCGCGCTGCACGGCATGAGCGAAGAAGAGCCCAGCAACATCCAGACCTTCGACAGCCCGGAAGAGTTCGAGGCCGCGATGGCAGCCATTGAAGGAGGTGAGACAGATGGCCATTGAACTGGCAAAGGCCTACGTGCAGATCGTGCCGTCGGCAGAGGGCATTCAGGGAAGCATCACGAGCCTGCTGGGCGGCGAAGCAAGCCGTGCCGGTGACAGCGCAGGCACGGTCCTGGGTTCCCGGCTGGTCAGCACCATGAAGACGGTTCTGGGCAGCGCGGCAATCGGGAAATTCGTTGCGGAGTCCATCGGCTCCGGCGCAGAACTGGAACAGAGCATCGGCGGCATCGAGACGCTGTTCAAGGACAGCGCCGGTGCGGTCAAAGAAGCCGCAGCCAATGCCTATAAAACGGCGGGGCTGAGCGCCAATGCGTACATGGAGCAGACCACCAGCTTCGCGGCAAGCCTGCTGCAAAGCCTGGGCAACAACACCCGCGCTGCCGCCGATGTGGCACAGATGGCGATGACGGATATGTCCGACAACGCAAACAAGATGGGAACCGACATGGTCTCCATCCAGAATGCCTATCAGGGGTTTGCAAAATCCAACTATACGATGCTCGACAACCTCAAGCTCGGATACGGCGGAACCAAAACGGAAATGGAACGCCTGCTGGCCGATGCGGAGAAGATCACCGGCATCCACTACGACCTGAGCAGCCTGGCTGACGTGTACAATGCAATCCACGTCATTCAGGGGGAACTGGATATCACCGGAACGACAGCCAAGGAAGCGGAGACTACGCTGTCCGGCTCGTTCAATGCGATGAAAGCCGCAGCGGAAAACGTTCTGGGAAACCTTGCGCTGGGCGAAGAGATGACGCCGTCGCTGGAAGCGCTGGTCGATACCGCAAAGACGTATCTGATCGGAAATCTGCTGCCTGCGATCGGCAACGTGGTCAGCAGTGTGCCGGAGCTGGTCGCAACTCTGGTTCCGGAGATCCTGCAGAGCGGCACCACGCTGGTGCAGTCTCTCGGCAGCGGCTTTCTGGCGGGCGTACCGCAGTTCTTTTCCAGTGCGCTCCCCGCGCTGCTGGCGTTTACGGACGACCTCCGCGCCAACTTCGGCAGTTTTGTTTCGGCGGGCGTGGATATGATCGTCAGTCTTGCCAACGGCATTGTGGATGGCCTGCCGCAGCTCTTCGCGTACATTCCGGATATCGTCATCAACATTGCCGGGCTCATCAACGACAACGCACCCAAGATCCTCGCGGGCGGCGCGGCGCTGGTCGTTGCGCTGGGGCGCGGCATCATTCAGAGCATCCCGCTGATCGTTCAGCATGCGGGTAAGATCGTGGAAGCGGTCTTCTCCGTGATCTCTGCGTTCAACTGGCTCAACCTCGGTGCCAGCCTGCTGCAAAGCATTGGCAACGGCGTGAAGAGCATGGGCTCCAGCCTGGTGCAGGCCTTTCAGAGCGGCTTTACCGGGGCGCTGCAATGGCTGAAGAGCCTTCCTTCGCAGGTCTTCAACATCGGCAAGAATTTGATTCAGAACTTTATAAATGGATTATCCGGGAAGCAAGGTGTGACAAATGTTGTGACCGCAGCGGTCACACTGACACCGCAGACGAAAAACAGTGATAAGGATTGGGGCCTCGGCGACGAAGTCGTCGATAAGGCCGAAGTCAATGCGTTCAAGGTCCAAAACCTCGCCAAGCAGACCGGGAGCGCGGTCTCCACTGCGGCAAGCAGCGCTGCTGCCTCCACGGAAAAGACGGCGCAGGCCGCACAGTCTGTCACCAAGACCGTCCTCTCCGCCCTGACCGACGCGGCCACGTCCTACTCCTCCAACGAGTACGGGCAGATCACGACATCTGTCACCGAACTGACCGAGCACATCAAGGACAGCACCGGCAAGGTCTATGACCAGTTGACCCGCACCACCACCGAGTCCGGCAAGGAGCTGGTGAACGGCGTGGTGAAGAACTACAAGCTGGTCACCAAAGAAGTCACAGACGAGAACGGCAAGGTCACCACCACGACCCAGAAGACCTATGAGGACGCCTCGAAGTCGCTGGTTTCGACCCTGACGCAGACGGCGCAGACGCTGAAGAACGGCGTTTCTACGACCATCGAGTCGGTGACGAAGAAATACCAGGACAACTCCGAGCACATCGAACAGACGGCCACCGAGACCGGTACCCGCATCGTCAACGGGGCGCTGGAGACCTACACGAAGGTTAAGACCCTGATGGACGGCGTGGAGACCGACAGCAAGGAGACCTCGCAGGCCGTCGTGAGCCAGTACGACACCCTGAACAGCAACTACGGCGCTGCCGCCGAAAGGGTGGCTCAGCTGCAGGCCGCTTACAACGAGTCCGCAGCCAGCACCGGGGAGTTCTCGGAGCAGACGCTGAAGATCGGTTATCTGCTCACAGAAGAAGAGGAAAAGCTCGACGCTGCAAGCAAAGCGTTAAAGGAATACCAGAAGAACAACAACCGCGCGAACGCCCAGGCAAATAAGTTCAAAACCCTTATCAGTGAGTCCAACGCGGCGTTTTCGGATTTTGGCAGCTCTCTGACCAGCCTGGGCGAGTTCTTCGACAGCGAGGTATTGCAGAACGCCGGTGACTTTTTCACGACCATCACCAACGGTGTGTCGCAGGCCCTCAATTTTGCCGCAAGCGTTGAAACGCTGGTCACGACGCTGCAGACCCTGAAGACTGCCATCGAGGCCGTCAACGCCACCGGCGGCATTTCCAGCGTGGTCTCCGGCATCGGCAAGCTCATCGGGGCAGGCGGTGCAACGGTCGCTGCGGGAACGGCCGGGGCTGCAACTGCCGGGGCTGCAGGAACAGCAGGAGCTGCAACGGCCGGCACTGGGGTGGCCGCACTGGGTCTGTCCATCCCGCAGATCGGTCTCATCGTGGCAGGTGTGCTGGCGGTGGGTGCTGTGGGCTACGGAATCTACAAGTGGGCCACAAAGGACAAGGACCAGACCGAGAAAAAGGCCAGCTCCAGCTCAAAGCTGTCCTACAAGGACATTCAGGACGCCTACTGGTACGGCAACGAGCGGGCCTTTGCGGGCTACGACTACCGCACAGACCCTTACACCTTCCGCCAGCAGCCCTCGATGAGCGACTACCAGAACAAGATGCAGGCCGAGCTTGCCCGCATCGGCGAGTTCGTGGAAAAGTATCTGCCTGAGACTGGCAAGGGCGTCGTCGCGCTGGACGGTGAAGAGGTGGCCCGCATCATCACACCGAACGTCAATGCAAATCTGGGCCAGCTGGCCGTCCTGAGCGGAAGGGGGAACTGAAACGATGTACGAGATCTACGGCTATCCCTACGGCAACCCGGACGAGGAGCTGCTCATCTATCAGCCGGGCAACAAAAACGGCACGGTCCTCAGACCGAAACTGACCCGCGAAGTCAGCAAGGGCGGGAGCCTGACCTTCACCATGACCCGTGAACATCCGATGTACGAGATGCTGCAAAAGATGTCCACGGTGGTCGTGGTAAAGCAGGACGGAAAGGAGACCTGGCGCGGGCGCATCTTCAGCCATGAGGCAGACTGGTACAACAACCGGTCGATCTACTGCGAAGGTGCGCTCTCGTTTTTCAACGATTCCTGCGTGACGCCGTTCAACTATGAGGGGACCCTGAAGGAGTTCCTTCAGCACCTCATCGACGTGCACAACGCGCAGGTCGGCCAGAAAATGAAGATGTTCGAGCTGGGCACCGTGACGGCAGCCCTGGGCGACCAGGTGGTCCACTTCGGCGACGCAGACCAGTACGGCGTCGGCGAGGACTACGGCAAGTGCTGGGACATCATCGACAAACTGGTGCTCAAGGTTTTCGGCGGGTACGCCTACTGCACGTTTGACGTAGCGACGGGTTACAATGTCCTGAACTATTGCGACCAGGCAGTGGAAGAAAAGCGGGTGACGGCCCAAAAGATCGAGTACGGCGTCAACCTGCTCGACCTGACCGAAAAGACCGACACGAACGGCTTATACACCCGCATCTATCCGGTGGGCAACAAGCACACCGTGAAGGAGACCCGGTGGAAGTATAAGTTCAAGTGGCTCCCCGGCGGGCTGGGGAAGTACACGGATGAGCACGAGGAGCGCTACGGCATCATGGACACCGACTCTGCGACCATCCAAAAATATCTGCCGCAGTCCGGATACCGGTACAATCTGGAGGACGGCTACATCGAGAACACCGACGCCGTCAAGAAGTTCGGCGTCATCGCCCTCATCGTGGAGTTCGACACCGACAGCGCCAACGATACCTTTGCCGCCGGTGTGCAGGCGCTGCAGCAGAACCATCTGATGGTCACGAGCTACACCATCAAGGCCGTGGACCTTGTGGACGCAGGCGAGGCCACCGAGCGCCTGACCTTCGCCTGTTATGCCCACATCCTGAGCGCTCCGCACAGCGTCGATGCCGTCATGCTCTGCTCCAAGCTGACCGAGCCGCTCGACCATCCGGAAAAGAAAGAGTACAGCTTCGGCATGACCCGCCGCACCCTGACCGACCGGCATGTGGAAAACCTCGGCAAGACGAACCTTATCAGTGAGTCCAACGCGGCTTCCGAAAAGTACGCCGAGAATCTGCTGAATCAGCTCTTTGCCTACAAGCGCGACACCAATGCAAAGCTGGGAGACATCTCTTCGGACCTGACTGCCGCCGTCAAGAAAATGGGCTACTTGCAGGATCAGATCGACGACAACATCACGTCGTGGTTCTACGAGGGCGTCCCCACTGCATCCAACGCGCCCGCGAAGGACTGGACCACCGACACGGCCAAAAAACAGCACGTTGGTGATCTGTACTATGACAAAAAAACAGGTCTGGGCTACCGCTGGGTCGCAGATGGCAGCGCGTACACCTGGACCCTCATCCGCGATACCGGCGTCGCAAAAGCTCTGGCCGACGCTGCGGCAGCACAGTCTGCGGCAGACGGAAAAGTCCGGAACTTTATCAAGACCCCGACACCACCGTATGATGTGGGCGATATCTGGATGTGCAGCGAGGACTGCGAGATTAGCAACGTGGACGGAGGCGCTGCCCATGTGGTGCGTTTTTCTGCCGGTGAGATCTACCGTGCCTATGTATCCCGTGCAGATGGTGAAACAGACGGTAAAGACTGGATGCTGGCCTCCAAGTACACGGACGACACTGCCGCCAACGCAGCCCAAAACACTGCAAACCAGGCAAAGAAAGACGCCGCAGAAGCCGCCAAGACCGCGACGAACTTTCTGGAGTTCAACCAGACCGACGGCCTGATCGTCCGGCATGAGTCCCTGCCCGGCAAGCGGGTGCAGATCACCAACGACGGCGTAAAAGTCCTCAACAATTCCAGCATGGTCAACATCAAATCGGACAGCATCTCCATCACCGATGGCAACGGAAGCTGCACCATCAATTCCGGTCAAATCACATTTCATGGAATCCGAAATACCAAAATTGCGGACATCACCAATGCAGACACCAAGTCGTACGGCGGCGTTTGGTTTGGGTTTGATTTGAGCAATTATTCGTCGATCGTATTGACCTATGAAAGCTACACAGACGACTCTTGGTGGAGTCGCGACAGCGCAACTGGATATGTTTCTGCAGTCCTCCCTGTCAATGGGGAAAAATTCACCATTGCAATGCCCTGGAACACACCGCATTTCCGAACTGTTAGGGTTCAAAAAAACGGGATTCAGTTCGGTGGAGGATGGCAGAGAAAGTCAAATTATAATCTGGGTCTTACAAAATCATTCGATCTCGAAACGCCGTGGACGGCAGGCTGGAAAGCAAATGATTGCGTCTGTGTTCCAAAGTCAATTTATGGTCTGATGTGAGGTGAGAAAAAATGCAGCGAAAAGGTTGGAGATTCTGCGCAAAAGTGTGTTCGGATGGGCGGCTGTATGCTGGCTGTTGGGCAATCGACGAAATCGTCCCAAAGGAGCGCCTGGAACAGTATTATATTGCAGCGGAAGTTCCCGATAATATTGGTGACGGGCACAACTATATCTGGGATGGAGAGACCCTGACTTACAGCCCTGTGGAGAAGCCTGCAACGAACGAAGAGGAGGCTGCGACCGAATGACCTACTACGAATCCCTCGAAGACATGGCAGCCCACAATCCAAATCTGAACGACATGCGGGTCCTCTTCGGCAGCGAGACCGTTTCTCTGCGGACACGGTTCGGTCTGTGGCTTAACAAAGGCTCCCCGATCATCGAAAAACCTGAAACCGAATCGAATCTGGTCTATGTGCCCGGTTCCGATAAGGTGCTGAACCTGACCCGTGCGCTGGACGGTAAAGTCCACTACAAACAGCGGACCATCTCCGCAGAGTTCACCGTCCTCCGCACAAAAAAGCAGCTGGACAGCATCCGGTATGAGTTGGAGACCATCCTGCAAGGGCAGTGGCTTCGGTTCTACTTTGTGCAGGGCGGCGAACTGTGGGACGGCCTGTTTGACGTGGAGATGACGCCGGGTGGCTACAATGCGAACGTCAGCATCAAAGTGACCTGCGATCCGTTCCGAAAAGGGCTGGTCAGCGGGACTGAGATTCCAGTGCAGAGCGTGACCATGAACAGGACCAGTCTCTCCCTGAAAGTTGGGGACAGCAGTATACTGGTGGCCACGGTCCTGCCCGCGAATGCCACAAATCCGACCGTCGCGTGGTCCTCGACCAACAGCACCGTTGCAGAGGTGCAAAATGGCGTTGTGACCGCCTTGCAAAGCGGCAGCTGTACCATAAAGGCATCCGCGCAAAACGGGAAAAGTGCAGCCTGTTCGGTGCTTGTACAGGAGGTCATTATCACCAATAGCGCCATTTTGGGCAAATGTACACTTGGCAGCATGAGCCTTGGAAGGAGCTGAAAGAATGAGTTACACCAAACAAAATTTTGTAGATGGTCAGACCCTGACCGCCGCACAGCTAAACCATATGGAGAACGGCATTGCTCAACTTGCTTCTGAAGTTGGAAAATTCAATGGCGGTTCTACTGTCGGCCCTGGATTCACGGATGCAGCAAAGAGCTACATCCTGGCCCTGTTTGAGAATGCCGCCTACAAAAACGGCACGATGCAGGCGACCTACAATGCTCTGAAAGCAGAATGGGGGATGGGGTCCGGCACCATCGTTACCCCGGATCATACGCTGCCGACGCCGCTTTATAAGCTGGCCGCGCAGAAAACCTTTGTACAATCCAAGAAAGAGTTCATTGACACTGGGCTGAAGCTGTTTGAAACTGTGAACAATTCCATGGAGCTGACCTTGCTTGCGACGTTCTCGGTTGCAGCGGGCACATACACTGACAGTTCCCCGGTTGTGCTGTTCGACTGCTTTAATGGTGGTGGCAACGATCGGCGCGGTGTCCTGGGCTGCACCTGGGACAACGGCAATTTCGGTGTCAACGTCTATCATTCTTCCGGCGCATCGAATACTCTGGTGGACGACACCAAGCTGCAGCTGGCCATTCAGATCAAGGGCGGCAAGTACCGCATGACCAATAACGGAACATTTGGTGCCTGGAGCAGCATCTCGAATTATGGGACCGGCAAGACGGTCTCCAAGAGCCTGCTCATCGGCGCTTCGTGGACCGACGCCAACGACGTCGAAGTCGCTGGCAAGTCCCGTTTCTTTGGCGGTACGGTGTACGACTTCCAGATATATAACAAGGCGCTGACGGACGCACAGGTCAAGACTCTGCTGGCGGCTGGACTTGGCAACAGCACTGTCACGCCCAGCCAGCCGGACACCCCCATCAACGGCCTGCCGACGCCGCGCTATAAACTGGCGGCTCAGAAGACCTTTGTGCCGGCCAACAAAGAATGGATCGACACCGGGATCAAGCCGTTCGCAGCCATCGACACCGGCATGAATCTGACGGTGTACGCCACCTTTACGGTGGCTGACAGTGTAGGTAATACGGTGACAACTTTGCTTGATTGCTTCAGCGATATCACCAACGATCAGAGAGGCATCATCGTTTCAACATGGACCAACGGAACCGTGGGCATGAACA